GCAAAAGATGAAAAAGTTAACCAAGGAATTGTTGATAACGCTTTAGGCGTTAACCAAATGGATGAAGTTATTAACAAATTTAAAGACCCCGAAGTTAAAACTGGCGTTATTGGTAAACTTGCAGGTATTAAATCTAAACTTGCTTCTTTGGGTGATGAAAATAAAGAAATTACTCCTGAAGAATTTAAAAGAATTGTTGATGGAGAAATTAGCCCTACAGCTAAAAATGCAGTTGCACAAAAAGAAGCTCTGTTTGCAGCATATACTGCGGAACGTGAAATTGCTGGCGGTAGACTTTTGGTTTCTGTTATTAGACAAGCTGGTGGTGCATTAGACCCAACATCGTATGAAAAACAAGGTTATCTAAATTTATTGTCTGGCAGAAGAAACGAGTTGATGAAGCGTTTACGGGGCAAGGGATTAACCGACAAACAGATTGATACCGTTATTAAAGACATTAATCAACCAGATGCTCCTGTAGAAAAAGCATTTAGCGAACCAACCAAAAAACAAACGGTAAAAGTTGGAGAAAAAGAATACTCTCGGCCACCAAACTTTACTGACAAACAATGGGAAGATTATCAAATAGATGTTGGAGCAACTAAATGAGTCCCGAAGAATGGTTGGCATCACAACCTAAGTCTGAGACTAAATCCCTAAGCCCCGAAGAATGGTTAGCTTCTCAAAAAGAAGAAACTATGCTCCAAAAGGCTGGTACAGTAGTAAAAGAATTTGCTGGTCAAGCCGCAGATAAAGTACTTGAATCTGGCGGAGTGGTTGACTTACGTAAGTTTTTGTCTCCTGAAAAAGCTGCAGAAGCAGTAACTACTGGTGTATCTAAAAAAATTGGTGCTCCTATTGTTAGAGATGCTTCAATAGACCCATCAAAGATTGGTTCTCAGACAGCAGGAAAATATGTTCAAAAAGCAATTGAACGTGGCGGAGAGGGTGCTCTTGCTGGTGCCGCTTTTTCTCCATTTACTGGTGGAGGAAGCATTTTAGCTGGTGCGGGTGGTGGTGCATTACAAGGTCTTGCCGAGGTTGCTGCAGCAGATTTAGGATTAAGTGGTGATTTACAACAGGCTATGGGAATATTGGGGCCTGCTGCTGCTGGATTTGTAATGTCTAAAATTCCACAAACTCCGCAACAAATAAATGCAGTTTTAAATAGTGATGCTGCCAATGCTATTAAGAGTAAACTGGCACATAAAGCAATTACTAAAGCACTTGGATTACCATTTTGGACTTCAAGCATTATAGAAAAAGTACCAAAGGCATTTGAAGGATTTAAATCTCCAGATTACAAAGCGGTCGGTAAAGAGCTTGGTGCTACTGGAGAAACATTGGGAGTTGGTGGTACTAAATTCACTGATGCAGCCAATCAAGAATTGTCACAATTACATCCAGACATTACTCCTGCAAAAGGAGAAAAAATATCTAATGTTTTATATGAACGTGCAAAAGGTGCTTATAACGAAGCAAATGCACAAGAATCATTTTTGTCCTCTCCTGAATTTAAAGCTCTCCATGGCGATACTCCTGCAGAAAAAACTAAGTTCAGTGAAATATTTGAAAACAAAAAAGGTGAAGCATATACAGGAGAGGATGTAGTAAATAACCTGCAAACTGGAAAAATGGAAAACATATCTTACAAAGATATGGAAAGAGCACGTACTGCATTCAACGATTATTTAAAACGGACAACTGGTGTTGACCACGAAAAGGTTGCCCGTGAAGCGTTTACCATTGAATCTGCAGCTAAAGCTAAAGATACACTTCCTGCTTTGTTTGCAGATAACGATGCTGCTGGTATTAATAAAGAACTTTGGAATCTAAGTAAGACTCCTGAAGGTATTGCCATTTTTAACAATGAATTAGTTAATGGTTTAAAGAATACCAATGTTAAAGGTGCTAAGATTCTTTGGGGCAAGATTGGCCCAAATGTTAAAGACAGAATGGAAGTAGACCCAAAAACATACAAAAAAGTCACTGACATTATTAACGGTGCTAAAACACCACAAGATATTGATAGAGCAACCCGTATTATTAGAAGATTTGCAGCACCCGCAGTAGCAACAGTAACCGTAGAATCTTACAAGGAGAATCAATAATGCCACTAAAAAAAGGTAGTTCAAAAGAAACCATTTCAAAAAATATTAAGACCGAGATGAAGGCTGGTCGTCCACAAAAACAATCTGTGGCTATTGCTCTTTCTAAGGCTGGTAAATCTAAAAAACAATTGCCTAAAAAGAAGATGAGCTAATGTTTATTCTTTTAATTGACCCTGCAGGTGCTTTAGTTGACTTTGGTGTCCGTTGTATGGCGGAAGGACACACGGTCAAACAATATATTCGCCCACATGGTCAAGAGCGTTCCAAGATTGGTAAAGGCATTATTGACCAAGTCTTAAATTGGGAACTGTACATTAAACAAGCGGACTTAATTGTTTTGTCAGATAACGCATTTGAGATGCGTAAATTGGAGAAATACCACGAAGAGGGTTATCCAATCATTGGGACAAATCAATTGGGTGCCAAGATGGAATTAGACCGTGATTATGGTCAAGAGATTATGCGTAAGGGCGGTTTAGCCGTAGTTCCTTCTTTTGAGTTCCATGATTACAACTCTGCCATAGACTTTGTTAAAGCAAATCCAAAACGGTATGTATCTAAACCTTCGGGAGATGCTGACAAAGCCTTATCCTATGTTTCCAAGTCCCCTGCTGATATGGTATTTATGTTGCAACGTTGGAAGGCAAACGGTAAACAACGGGACTTTATCCTGCAAGAGTTTGTGCCAGGTATTGAGTTTGGTGTAGGTGCTTGGATAGGCCCTCATGGATTTAACAAGAACGTTGCCGAAGGCTTTGAACACAAGAAACTGATGTCCGGTAATTATGGCTGTAATACGGGAGAGCAGGGTACTGTTCTTAAATACTGCACAGAATCTAACCTGTTTAATGACACCCTAAAACGCTTTGAAGACTACCTGTGCTATATCGGTCATACAGGATTTGTAGACTTAGCTTTCATTATTGATGAAAAGGGTGAGCCACGCCCCCTAGAATGGACTATGCGTAAAGGGTGGCCTTTCTTTAACATTCAACAAGCCGTCCATAAAGGCTCTGTTGTCGATTGGATGGTGGACTTAATCAATGGCAAAGATTCTCTCAAAGTTAGCTACGATGTTGCTACTGGTATCGTTATCCCTATTGGGGATTACCCTAGGTCTAAGACTACTGGACGTGACCATACTGGATTTCCTATCTATGGTTTACCCGACAACCTTTCAAAAGATTTTGCCTTATGCGAGGTAATGGTTGGGAATGCCCCTCAAAACGACGAGAACGGCATTGTAGAGCGTCCAAGTCTAGTGACGGCAGGTGACTATGTACTCGTGGCAAACGGCGTAGGAAAGACCGTTAAACAAGCCTGTGAGCGTGCCTACAAAAACGTCAAGAAAATTGAGATTCCTGACTGTATTAACGTACGAGATGACATTGGTCGTGGAATGGAAGAGGCTATTCCCGCTCTACAGAAATATGGATATGCCGAAAACTGGTGTTATGAAGAGTCTGACGACGAATAATGGCAAAGTTAGCACCTCCACCTCCTACTAACCAAGATGTAGCCTCCAGACAATTCCGTGACTGGTTCTATAGCGTTTTCCAATTTATTAACCAACAATCTGGTACTTTGGGAACAATGGCTTATGAGAATGCCAACTCTGTAGCAATTACAGGGGGTTCTATTGGTGGTGTTGGTATATCGGGTAGTACGATTAATAATACGCCAATTGGAGCTACGACACCCTCTACTGGAGCATTTACTAGTTTAACCGCAACATCTCCAATCGCCATAACATCAGGAGGCACAGGAGCCAGCACAGCATCAGGAGCTAGAACCAATCTTGGTTTAGGAAGCGGATTATCTGTCACAATTACTACTGCAAAATTAACCGTTACCGGCACTAATGGAAGCATGACCTTTACCAATGGAATTCTAACTGCACAAACCCAAGCGACCTAATTATGGCTATCAATCTAACTGATGACGAACTCGAAGAACTCGTTGAAAAAGTAACCGAAAAAGTTATTAACAATTTTTACCAAACCGTAGGCGAAGGTGTCGTTACCAAAGCCATTAAAATTATTGGTATGGGTGTAGTTGCCCTATTAATTTATCTAGCAGGTTCTGGACAACTCAATATCAAATGAAAGAAGTGCTTAAACAGCTTCTGACCGGCAAAGATAATGAAACCTACGATTTAGGTAGGGTGTCTTGGCTTATTGGTATGTTGGCTGTGATTGCATTAGCCTTTTATGAAGTGATGAATGCACAGGTTAGTTTAAGAGAACTAGCAGAGTCTTTGGGGATTGTTTCCGCAGCAGGTGGGGCTAGTGTTGCTATGAAGCAGAATGCAGAGCCACAATGAACTTTTTACTTAAATTAATAGGCGGTATTGGTGGACAAACTTACATTTATATTGCTCTTGTACTTGGTGGGTTTAGTGCTGGCTTTTATGTTGAGCATATACGTTTTGTGGAGTTCAGACAAGAAGTCCAAATTGCAGGAGAAAAGCAACAGGCAGAGACCGCAGCCAAAATCAAAGAACAGGAATTAATCAATGAAAACATTAAACAAACTTATGAAGCTCGTCTTACTGGTATCCATACTTTCTATACTGGGATGCTCGACTCCCGTAGCAGTCCAGTGTCCAGCGTTCCCAACGCCACCATCACAGTTAATGGAGAAACCCATAACATACTATCTGTTGCCGAAGAATGCTCCGTCACAACAGCACAACTAATGACACTTCAAGATTGGGTCAATCACCAAATTAGCTTAAACAAATGAATAACGAACAATTAGCATCTTGGGTAACTCTGATTGCCACATTCACTTTATGTATAACTGTATTAGCTATGGTCACCGTATTTATGTTTGGATTCTTTGACCCACAGGTAGATAACAATAAACTATTTGAAATAGTAGGCCCTGCATTCCAAACCATTGTTGGTGGATTTATTGGTTTGATTACAGGGATTAAAATAGGCTCGGATAGT